CGCCGCCACAAATAAGGTCGTCGACGTCTTCCTTGTCTAAGTCCATCCTCCTCTTTTCCTTGATTGAGTGAATGATGACGCAAGGCTCTTCTTCGCCCCATCCGACATGAAACACGCCATGGGTCATATTGCCAAACCACACTTCGGTTTTTGTACTCATAAATTTCTCTCTTTCTGTTTGTACCTGGGACATCCAGGTGCTTATCACTCTAACACAACTTTCACATACAAGTCAACTCTCAACTAAATGTTTTCTGAGGTCCGGCCATACTACGCCGGTCCACGGCCACCTAGCCAGCGCGGGGGTGTCGACGCCCAGGGTCGCCAGGTCCATTGCCTGCTCACCACAAAATAGCAGCAGCTCTGACTTGCTGGCGTGCGCAGTCCCAGCCGGTTGGTATTGCACCAGGATATAAGTCGGGCAGCGTAGGTCGGCGTGCTTGATGTGAAAGGCGACCTGGTGCGGTGACAGGTTGACCTTGCGGCCGCGTTTGACCACCTTCAGCTCGACCATCACAAACAGGCCATGCGGGAATGCCAGCAGGCAGTCCGGGATGCCCAGGTTCACCCTGGACTCAATCCGGGTGAAATGGCAGCTTGGGAGGTTTTCTTTCAACCGCTTGTACAGGTTCGCTTCCGGTTTCAATGCCATCGTCTTCTTCCTCTTCGGGCTCTTCCTCGATTTGCTTAGGTGTCACGTCCACGATCGGCCCAGCGTTGCCGCCGTACAAGCGTTTGATTTCTTCCAGCTTACGCGTGACCTCTTCTTTGCTCATGCTGTCAATTGTGCCGTGGCGGATTTCTTTACGGTCGATGTAAATCGAGCCCAGGGCTTGGCCCCTTCGGTATTCGGCCTGGACGGCCGCGCCATACGCGCCAGCTTGCAAGGCTTGGTCGCGGATGACTTGGAGGTCACGCATATGCCGCTCAAACGTGGTGCCGTACTTTTCACCCAGCTCGCGCCTTCGCTGCTGGATCGCTGCCACGATATGCGGGCAAACCTCCGGGTCGGTCAGGTCTCGCGCCTTCGTTCTTGCCCAAGTCTCGCCGTAGCCGGCACGGATTGCCGCCTCTTTAAGGGTAACGTGGCCATCGCCAGCGGAAAACTCTTCCACAAACTTCCATTCCTGAGGTGTCAGGACTTTTGGCTTATGGGGCTTAACGGGAGAGGTCACCCTTGATTCAACAACAGCAGGCCTTCCGCCTAAGCTTTTTCCGGCCAAGAACTTTTCGTCCTTCCGTCGCATCAGGCCACCCGCCAAAGCCGCCAGCCTTCGCCATGGCGTCGGCATGTGAATCGGGTGCCTGGATGCCTGCGCGAGTACATGTAGGCCGCGCTACGCAGGTTCTTGATCCATGTGGCATCCACGATCATGAAACTGTCTCCAATGGCCATATCAGGGAATGGGTAGCGCTCTCGAGGATCGACGCCACCAGGGAGGGGGATGTTTTTTTCTATTTGCATGGCCACATTGTGCAACAAATCCACAACTAACGCAACAACAAGACCATTAAAGCCTTAAAAGGGTCAAATTCAGGGTTTTAGTTAGACTTTTTTAGACAAGAGTATGTTTTATTTTTTTCAAAAAGTTAGCTCGCGCGCATTTTATGTAAATTACATCCATTGACTATGTGTAATGTACTGTGTTCTCATAACTCATTGATTCATAACATTTATTACACCATTACATCTATTACGTCTAATTTCAAAAAAAAAAATAAAAAAAACACTCTTACCCAAAAAAAGTCTACTAGAACACGTAATTTGCCCTCGGTCCGCGTTCCTTGCCCCATTCCACTGTATAAATCCACAGTCCAACTAAGGGTAAACACCTAGAAATAAACCACTTGACACGTTGACAGTTGACATGTTATAGAGTATAATTTAATTGTCAGCTAGATAAGTTGGCAAATGTTCTTTAACAATAGAAAGTGAGAAAGTATATGAACACGAACAATCGCGTGTGGATTGAACTCGACCCCCCAGCGCCTGGCCATCCTGAACAAGGGCATGACCGAGCGGCTGCAGCCACCAAGCTCTTGGCCAAACTGGGGATTGACTACGGTACTTACCCTGCGGTCTGGTTTGATGAGAAGAAAAGGCAGTATGCCTTCACTCAATCATCGGCCGGCAGCTTTGTATGGGCCTCGGACCATGGTCATTGGTTCAATCTAGATAAGCTCTCCGCTTAACCCTCGAAACCCGCCAGCTCAACCCTGGCGGGTTTTTTCATTGCAACTGCCCCATCAACCACTGCCTGTGTTCCCCTGACAGCATCTTGGCTGCCACGTCCATGGGCATCAGTTCGCCGAACTCAATCCCTGTCACCTCCCCGCAGTCGATCACCGGCCCGATCAACGCATACTTTGTCCCGCCGGCCGTGATGATCACCACTTGAACCATGGGCCGTGGATCAAGTGCCTGGACAATCTCCGCAAGAGACGTGGTCATTGGTTGACCTTCTGCCACCCAGGCCCGGTTTCCCCTTGTCGGATGCCCAAGTCAAAGGAGAGTTTCTCCACCTCTCGTTCCAAGTGCTCGGCTTTCCTCAAGAACTCCTGTGCTTGGGCCACCAGGAACTCCATTTGGTCGTTTTGCACTTCGATTCTTCTGCGCAGACTGGCGATGTACTCAAGAGTTTCTACGCAGGTAACGGGGACAGGTGGGTTTTCTGTTGAAAAGATAGCGGGTCTCATGTTGTCTCCTTCAAAAGGGAAATGGGAAAGTAGCAGCAGGCCTTTGACTTACTGTTTGCCACTTGGATAAACGCGGTCCGTGGTCCGTAGGTCTGGTCGGGGTGTTCGCTCCAGCGTCTGCAATTCTGACATTTCGCGTCCACGTTGACGGGTTGGCAGAGGCAATAGTCTCGTGGCAGGGGATGAATCATCTTTGTCATGTGCTCGGCTCCTTGCCCCACCGTCTACATAATTGCTTCACTGTTTTGCTTTGCTTCTTCTTGTTGCACACCGCGCTCTTTGATGCGGCCTTTGCCTTAAGCTGCAGCTGCCAAGGTGTAAGAGGTTGTGGTGGGTCGGGGAACAATCCGTTGTACCCGACGATGCCCAGTACTATGCTGATGATAATTTTGTCAATCATTTATAAACAGGCACAACTTCGCCCCCAAAGTCTTTTTGAACATCCCTAGCCTCACTCTCAAACCAAAAGAACATGGGTGAATGGTTTTCTTTAGTCCAAACATATCCGTATAGCTTCATGTGTTCTTATCCTTGAGTTTTGCTTGCACATTGAGCTTGGCTGTCTCTCTGTCAACCATAAAGTCGCCGTCCATGTTGCAATCAAGCATCTCCTCATCCGTCAGATTTACCCACGGCTTCCTTGCCACCAAGGTGCGTACAAGCCTCTGAATGGTGCATCCACAGGTCCTACCTTCGTTACAATTGTTGTTGCATGGTGGGCAAGTCATCAAAACTTCTCCCCATAAAACTTGCCGATGACCTCGGCCAGCTCGTGAATGTGAAAGTCACCGCCCTCACCTCCGGCGTCGCTGATCCAAATCATCCCTGGCTGCACGCCCGGTGTCAGCCTCCAGCCGGCCACGTGGACCTCGTAATGTGCTCTGCCGTCCTTGAAACCTTGGTCATAGGCCACCTGTGCTTTGCATGCATCCTCGATGGTCATCAAAGTGTACTTCTGACATTCTTCCCAGACAAACCTGGCGGACTCAAGTCCCAGGTGTTTTTGTTCTGCTTTGGTCAATTCGGACCACCATTCTTCAAAGTTCATGACGGCCTCCTGGACCGGATTTTTGCGCTCTGACCCAAACAGCAAAAGAGGCAAGCAGGCGGCTGTTAATCGGTAAAGCGTAGATGGCCAGGGCAACTTCTTCCAGAGTGTCATTGCGGACGTCGTGCTCACGGTGCGTCCAGTTCGCAGGCAGGTCGTGCGTTAAAGAGTCGGAGTACTCGTCAAGCATTTCAGCAATAGATTTCTTATTCATGTCAGTTTCCTTGTTTAAAAATATTCGTGATCCGTGACCATGCCAGCTGGCGCAGTGACACTGCAGCCAACTTCTTCTCAAGCCTCAAGACCGTAAAACCCAGCTCGAGGTTCGCGCCCACCAGCTCGTCAATGTCTTTGCGGCACTGTGCCAAGCCTTCACTGAAACCCTTGGCATAGCCCGCAGCCTCCACGTCCTTAAAGGTGCGGTGTTTGTATTTAGTCTGTGTCATATTGGTTTTCCATGTGTTGAAAAACGGTGTGTTCCAAGTTGGCCAGGTCTTCCCCTGTCATCTCGCTCTCCAGCTCAGGGTAAGGTTGGCCGTTGAGGTGGAGGATTTCCCATTCTCCTTCACCGCCTTCGGACGGTGCCCAGTTATCGGGGTGGCCGGACAGATTGGCGGGCACGTAGCCCTCCCAGTCTGTCACGCGGATGATGCAGGGAATGCCGTTGATGCTGTACTCAAATTCAGTCATACCTTGACCTCCAGCAACTCCTGCTCATCATCCTCGCTGGCGTACTCCGAGAACAAGGTCAGCTCAAAGTTGCCCTCATTGGTTTCAATGATGATGTCCCGCGAGGCGGACAACATATCATTGGTTTTGCTGGGACGGATTGCGCTTAAGCGGATGCTCTTGACGCGGTGAATGTTCAAATTGAAGTTCATCTCTTTCTCTCTTTCTTTGGTTAAATTATCGTGCGTTACCCTGCAAGCGGTCCGCGATCAGTGTGGCGTAGCCCGCGATGTCTACCCAGCTGTCCACCTTGTCGGGGTTACCGTTGACAATGCGTGCCATCTTGTGGACGATCATCTCCAAGGCTTCCCACTGGTCGTCGGCAAAGGTCTTGTCGTGCTTGGCTGCGTGGTCCGCGAGCAGTCGTTTGATGCCCTGCATCAATGCAGCGCCATCCTTGAACTTGCCGTAGTCTTTGGCCCGTTCGTCGAGGGTCTCGTCCACGCCGGTCTCTTGCTCAACCTCTTTCAAAATCATTTTCCAGGAGCTGACTGGGGGCATTGGCACCATTGCTGGCGGCTGCCATTCGTCTTGTACTTGCTTGCGCAGCTTGTAGGTCATTGGCTTGGGGGACTGAAACTTGGTGGCCACCTTGGTCACTTCAGCGTCGGGGTACTTGCGAAAATATTCGCGAACTTTGTCAGACTTGGTCATGTTGCTTCCTTTTGAGTTTGAATGATTGCACGTGCTTTGCCTTGGGCCACTGCCCTTTGAACAAAGTCGTACGCCTTCTCGATGTCATGCACAGTGGCATGCGCCAGCTGCTCTTCATGCAGGTCCATCACCAGCTTCAGTGCTTCCCACTGCTTGGCTGTCATGATGAACCGCATTCCGTTGGCCACGCCGCGTCGAGAAAAAGCAAGCAAGGCGTCTTGCCCTTGCCTGATTTCGTCGAGCCAGTCGATGCCTTTGCCCATGATGGCCAGTGCTTCAGTAATATTGAAAGCGCCGATCAACATGTCAATGTCGTCTCTAACCGCCTCGCCTTTGCGGACCTGCTCCAAGGCTGCACGGTTCTTTATCTGCATGTTGATGTACACGCCTGGCATGTCGCGCAGAGGCTTGAAACCTGACAGCACAAAGTCTAGAGGACTCTGAAAAATTGTGCGGGGTCGGTACTTGCTGCGCTTTTTCATCTTGAACGGCGGAACAAAGGACGGTAGTTACCCAACAATATATTCTGAAAAAGTTCTTCGTCTTGTGTTGTCGGGGGAGGTTTAGACTGATGCGTAAGACCAATCAATACCTTACCGGTGCACAAGAACTTGTTTGATGCAACAAGTTCCTTAAACACCTTTTGCTCTCTCGTAGAGGCTTTTTTAATCATTGCTCTCTTTCTCCTTTCTACTTTTGAGCTGTGATCTTAGCATATCTAGTTCACTTGTCAACAACTCAACTTTCTTTTCTGCATTCAACCATGCTTCACGCCACAGTCTTTGGTCTTCAATGCGCTGGGCTGCTGCTTCAAGTAGGTACTCTATGTGGGGAAAGACCTCTTTGACTGAGCGTAGTTCCTCTTGTAGTTTCATCAGTTGCCTCCAAGGTGGTTCTCCGCAATGTCGTCTTCAAAAAGCATCATCTGATCCTCAGTGAGGGTCTTGGTGATGTCCACTTGGCGGGGCTTGCCGCTGGGTCCTGTGATGGTCAACAAGACTTTGGTGATGTCCAGTTGCGCGGGCAGTTCCGTGTCTTCCACCAGCATGGCTGGGAGTACCTCAAAAGTGAGTTCGACGGGGAATGTCATTTCGGTCTTGTGTTTCATTTTTAGCTTTCTCTCTTGTTTTTGCAATACGCTGCAGCGTCAGGGATTCTTGGTAGGCTTTGTCAAAGGCAGGAACCAGTAGGCTTTGCATGTACGCACCCATTCCTACTTTGTAGAACGCGGCCATCTCTTTGAGCATGTAATACGCGTCCTCAGGTAGCGACACGGTGATCCATCGTTGCCCGGGTCTCTTGGACGGTGACGCACGTACAGCGTCGTATCGATCCTTCTTCTTAGGACCGGAACGCTTAGGTCTACCCCGTTTCTTAATTGGCTGGCGAATGTACGGCTCTGGGTGAGCAGGTACAACTTGAGTTCGCGGCGCTGGTCTTCTTCCCATTTAATTCTCCTTTCTATTGGACTTATCAGTGTATCGGAAAAAATGGGCTGGGAGCAAGCCCCCAGCCCGAATCTCTCAACCAGGGCAACTGCATTTCACCCTGCCTCAATTATGACGCCTCTCCCCAGCTTGGTCCAGTCTCCACGTCAACACGGGAGGGAACTTCCAAGGTTACTGCCTTGGCCATGATCTCTGCTGCAGCGCGCGCCTCGTCGATGTTGCGCACCGACAGTGCTACT